AAGCCGTCTTACCAGTGAAAGATCATAACACGCCGGGCCAACGGCACGTTAGTCTCCTGATTCAGATTTCAAACACCCGCCTTGTATATCGAACATTTTACAATGGTTGCTCTCGCCCTGCAATAATTTTATCTCTCCGTGGCTACTTCTCTAAAGGATCTAGTGGCTGAGATGTCTCTTGATGTTCCCAGTGCGTCTTATCCGTACAAACCTGACGAGCTCGTATGCGGTCGCGTTCGAGCAATATGTAATCCAGCGTTAATTCTTCAGGAATATCCCGCCCGTTCACTATATGCTGGTGAGCTAAGCTGCAAAAAGCTGTCTTGACTGCTTCAGGCGGGCTATCGTTCTCGTATGCCTTTGTAAAACCGCAGCGCTTACATTGCCAGTAATCTTGCGTGTACGTTGGATAGTGCTCAATCAGGACGATCCACTTATGGGCGCAGTTCTTAACTTGACCGCCTAGCAATCGTATTAACCAACCGCGAAAACTATTCATTTCAATCTCCTCCACTGGAAGCACCGATAACATTCACCGTTTCGCCCTCGATATTCGGAGTAGATGGTGCGCTCTCTGATTTCTGTCTTGATTTGCGAGGCACACGAGCTGCAAGCTTTCCCACGTCAAATATGTGGTAGTTAGGCGAAGGCTGGTAATGGTCTTGAAAGTCTTCTGCGTTGCCACAAACACCGCAGAGCAACTCTTTGCCTGGTTGCGGTTCTTTGGACGCCACAGGGCCTGTCGCTGGTTTCTTTGATGTTCTGCGAGGCGTAGGTGCCAATTCCCTTTCCAGCGCCTCCAGCGCCATTCTGTGCGCAGATTGAGCCGCGCGAGCAATACCTAATTGATACTCTGCCGTCTCAACGTTTTCGCTGGCGACTCGAAGCCGCTCCCGTGCGTCATTCAGTATTCGATCTGCTTTTGTGTTCTTTCTCATTTCGTTTTAGTCTCCTGCTGAGGCGGCGTTTGCTGGTTCTGCTGTGACTGAAGAAAGTCAGTGATAACATCCTGAAGCGGTTCTTTGCCCCATCCGCCAATGTACTTAGCGTTTGATACTTCCGCGGACCCGCTCTGTTCTTCGCGTACTAGCAGCAGGCGCGTTCCGTTCCCGTAGATATAGTCCATAAGTTCTTCAATGGTTTTCAAGTTTCTGCTCGTCATTTTGCGTATCCCACCTCCACAACGTAACGTCCATTTACTCGCCAGATGATTTCCTCCCCCACGTAGATCGCAAACCACAGCACGTATTCCGGCCCTGCAAATTCGTTGTAACCCTCTATCTTCGTGACGCCTTTACTGCCAACTGTAGGCGTCCAGTCGTTTACGCGCTGCGATTCGTCGATCACGAGGCTGGAAATCTCACGCTTCTCGTCGATGATAAGGTTGTTAACCATCATTCTCTCCTTGCTCAAACTCGGTAAACTCCAGCTTGGTTGCGAATACTGTTTCAATGAGACGGTGAGCGGCGATTACTAATCCTGCTCGCTTTCCAGCGTCGAACGCGATGCGCGCCGCGATCATGGGGTTCTGCTTATTCCCCGACTCCCCGGCTTCGATGCGTTCAATAAATTCCTTTGGTCCGGTTTCGTACCATTCAACAAATGTAGTAGGGCGCTCGTGTGCCATTTCTCTCCCTTACGGCTGTTGCCGTGATGCCGTTTCTGGGCGTGTGCTACCGTTGCGCGTCTCTTCCGAGGTTCCGGCTGGCTTGTGTGGTGTATCTGACGCTTAGCTGGTCGTCCACAGAGGCGGCAGAACTTGCTTGCGCGATAGTTGCGTCTTTCCATTATGTCCTCTCTCCGACAAACAGGCGTGCAGAATGATGAGCCGCGCATCACACGTTTGGGGTCTATCGGTTTCTGGCATCGGGTGCAGTATCTGGCGGGCGGGTGAACCTCGTGACATTCACATTCGCATGTCAGCATCTTTCCTGATTGGTCAGGCCATTGAATCAGGCACTCCGCGTGATTACCGTCAGTACAGTCCGCAAAGATAGTTTTAGTTGCTTTCATTGCGCGTATTTGGAGCACGGTGTTGTCCTTCACAGCCTATGTGTCCACATCCCGCACACGTTGGCTGCTCCTCGACTGGAACGGGCCGGTACTGCTCTTGCCACGGAAGCACCGATGCCCGCCCATGACGTTGGGCGGCCCGACCCTCAAACTCCCAAAGGCACGAGCGCAGATTGTTGATGATGCGCTCGTTTTCCTCACAGGGGATTTGTTTCTGTAAGTACTTAACACGATCGATGAGGGCGCGAATTACTTCTTGACAGTTCGTGCCGGGGTGATGACCCACATTGAACGGGTAGCCTTCGCCTTCTCGCTTCACGAAGATAAGACGGACGGGATCGGCGCCATCGTAGCTATCAAGCAAGTATTCATGACCGGGATCAACTGTTTTCATAGATTTATTTTCCTCATTGCGAATATTTGGAAGTAAGATCCCTCAGCCAAGCCAGTTGACGCTCAGTCACTCCCCAGCGGTTAATCTTATTTCCCATTTCGGTAACGAACTGAGCCTCTATGTCGCCCATGTTCTCGATTTCTGGTAATAGCAAGTCCAAGCACTTTCGCGCACTCGCAACCCGTTCTGCTGGTGAAAGTATCCCGTCACGATTGAAGGCTGGTTTGGTCATACCGATCCTTTCTGGCTGGCGTACCACGTCAGGAACGATTCGGCCCCGCCGCGGTAGTTTCTCTTACTTGTACCAACGTCTCGCCATCTGCCCGAGCTCGGATAGAAGTCAACTTTAGGCTTGCCTGGTCCGCGGAAGACAAGACATTCGCCGTTATTGGTCACTCGAAACTTTAAGCCGCTTTGCTGAATCAGCGCTAAGTTGATGGCTTTGTTGTTCGCGTGCTCGCTACGATAGTGGTCTCGTGCGGCGCGGAAGTACTCTATTTGGTCGCCCATTAAGTCGCGCCCTCTACGCTCCGTCTCGCGGTGCCTTAACTTCACCTGTTGCTGTGTTGACCACGAGCGACATCGCAAATCCGCGCTCAATAAACGCTTCCGCGTTCTCGCGCAACCATCCCCCGTCGCCGCGTTGCTGATCCCAGAAGTCGCCGTTCTTTATCAGGTAGTTGATTAACTCGTCTTTCGTTGCAAACGGCGGCGTAACGGGCGTGCCTTCTGAAACTGTTTCGTAAACTTGGAACCACGTCATCTCTTCGGGTTTCCAGTCGGGGCGGTAATACTCTTTATCGGGCGGCATTCCGTTGTAATCCCAGTATTCATAGTCTTCGCCGTTATCTTCGAAATATTTCTGGCGTTCCCCGGCTTCCCATTCGGCAAATTCTTTCCGCCACTCTGCTGCCGCTTCGCGATAAGAATGATCGTAAAGCGGCTGGTAACAAGTTTCCGCCTTCATCGTGAAGGGGTTGAATTTTGTTTGCATCGGATGTTCCCAGTTCGGGATAACCCGTCTAATTTCTCTGCCCATCTATTCCCCTTTCCCTACTTAACTACAGTTAATGATCGTTTCTTACGCCCATGCACCACACCGGGCTTTCTGGCGAGCGCGATCGACTCCTCAAGCTTCTTCGTTAGACCATCCTGAATCTCACGATCGAGAAAGATGAATCCTGATAAGGCTCGCTCTTGCAGGTCCGCCGCTAACTTCTCAACCTCTACAAGAAACTCCTGACCGCGTTGCTCAATCTCTGCTATTCGCTGTTGATGGTCCTCACGATAGAAGCGTCTGACAAAGAGATCCATGCCTACAGGTGCACGTGAATCGTAGCTCACGTAATCACAAAACTCTGCCCACTCGGCACATGCCAGTTCAGTTAGAACTTGGTCAACATCTCCCGTGGGAACCTTCAAGCTTCTCAATAGGTCGAAGTGGATGTTTGTCTTACGGTTCTTCACCTCAAGCAAACCGACTTTACCGATCACTCTGTCCGGCGATGCACCGAAGCGTGGAATTGAGAGATGCTGCACAAAACCGATCGGCTTTATTTCAAGGTTGCGGCGTACAGCAAACAAACCGTAAGCTTTGACTGCCGCATCTTCTTCCTCTTTACCGCGGTCCATGTAAGAGTTTTGATAGCCTTCGTAGGCAACACCGTTGAGACGTTCGCAGATTAGTTCCGCCTGATAATTCAGTCGAGTAATGCCCGGGCCGGTTCCTTGTCGATTCTTGGCGAGAGCATCTGATATTCTCGAAGCGGTTAAAGCGCCCAAACGAGATCTGTGCCACGCCTCCGATCCCTGCTCAACACTCATGGCGCACTCACGGCAGAAGACCACTTTGATCTCGTCTTCGTCGTACTGGCAGGCGCAGGAATTCACTTTGACTTACTACCTTTCACTTGCTGGTAGATCGCCCCTAATACTAAGGCGAGGCCGTATACAAAGACGCCGCTTGCTGCGGCCCATGCGCGCACGCCGACCATGTATCCAATTAACAACGCGTAGAAGATTCCGCCGAACACAAAAACCAGTGGTGGTCTATTGCTCACGATGATTCACCACCCTTCATTTCGCGCTCGCCACTGGTGTCCCTCTGCTATCCGGCCTCTCTTCACAAGCTGGACAGAACGGAATGTTTTCAGAAAGCACTTCGCCCGAACCTGAACATGGAAATGGCCCATCCCAGACAGGGTAATACCGAATGATCGCAAGAATCTGTGAGCCGCACGTTTTGCAGAACCAGTCTTGTCCCCGTTGTTCATATTTCGATAGATCGCTCACGGCTTCTCTCCTTCCCTCTCTGCGCGGGGCTTCCAGGGAGTGGACAGATAAGCGAACAGTTCAAACGCGCACTCTGCGCATAGTAATTCTCTCGGATGTCCGCCGTGCCTATGATCGCAGTTGTTAAAGGTGTAATCGTTGTAGAATTTGCGCCACCTGAACCGCTCATCGTCGGATAGAACGCGCTTGTTCTTATAAGTCGATGTCGGCGGCGCTACATTGCTCGCTGCTACGCGGGGAAGATCTGCACGCATCCGATTCCAGCCGTCCCTTGCCTCTGTATCGGTGTTATAGGTCGGGCCGCAAGCCCAACAATTAGGACAGTAGACGTAAAGCCCTCGCTCCTTGCACCCAAATTCCCCGTGGTCCATGTGCGCCTTGACGCGTAAATACTGTGTATCACTGCGACACCAGCACGGCTTTAACTCCAGTGGCTGCGCCTGTGGTTCTGTAGTCATAGCTGATCTCCGCAAATTCCTATTCCATGCAAGTGTTCGTCACGTGGACCCAGATAACGCTTGCCGCAATTACCGCACAGCGTGTTGAATCGCGTGTTCCATTGTTCACGTAGATGCAGGACTTCTCGCACCAGTGCCGCACAAGTGGCTGGATCGAACGCGGCAATATAGTTCGCTTCGGTAGTTTCGCAGAGACGCGCTATGGTCCAATCGGCTCCGCTCGATCCGCTCTCGACTTTCGATAACCCCGAGTGCGAATGTGGCCCGCACTCTTCGGCGTCGTCGATATCCGTGA